CATCATCTGAATTCTGAATATCTGTGAGCTTATCATGGATGCGTATCCATTCTTGATTGGCATCATCACTAAATGTGACATCCAAGGTAAGTATATCACCCTTCTCAGTCATCTTAAAATAGGCTGAATCAATCCTGTACTTGATTTGATGCAGTATTCCTATCCACATCTCACTCATTACCTTATCCATGCTGTTAGCATTGTAGTGATTGACCCGCAGCTCAGGATAGCTTATGAGTATCCTATCCACAAAGCCATTCTCTTTGTTCTCACCTGTGGTGAATTCATCAAATACAGATGGCTGAATACCACCCAATACAGGTATCATTGGCTTATCCACAAATGCACTCTTTGATGTTTTCCTATTCAATGATATGCTGGTACCGGACCAGGATGAAAGCCAAAACTCCAAATCACTTCCTTGCCTGTATTTGTTCATATCCTTAAACCACCCAGCAAGCTCATCCTTAAACACCCCAACACTATTTGGATTCTGCTCATGTAGGTCAATCAATGCCTCCAGCGTAATGTCACCTACCAGGAATTGTTTGCTCACAGGTTTCTCCACATACTCAGCATACTCCTTCTGCTTTTTATCCATGGCCTCATACTCCCTGTACTTAGCATATTTCCGGGCATATTCCTTTTGCTCTCTGATATTCATCTCCCTTAATGGAAATATAATCTGATTTATGGATGGCGTTTTACCAATCCCTGGCTTACCCACTACCGCAATCCATAGGGATGCCACCTCATACCATCCCTGCTTGACCTGCATTCTTAAGCTATTTCCAATGATCACAGACAGCACCCATAGGAATGAACTCCCCATATAGTCAATTGACAGGCCCAATGTATTGGCTGATTGCAACATGTAGCTCTGTACCTTCTCAGGGAATATCTTAATGGGAAATTGCTGTCTTGTTATTTTCTCCTCCTTAGGCATCACTACCTTTGGCACATCCACCTTAGGCATTGCCCTTGATCCATATCCTTGCTCATACAGGTCCTTACCTGCCGCTGTCATATCGCCGTTATGGTATTTGTATGCGTATATAGCAAATGGTGACAGTAATTGCTCCGCTGGATATATGGTACCCGTGCTAAACAGATACATGCATCCACTATCCTGGTACACATAACCGGAATGTGGGCTCTTTGCCCCATGCCTTCGGATGATATAGGCTGAATTGGTCCTCCTTGTGATATCGAAATCACTTGAAATCAAATCCAATGCGCTGTATTGGCTGTTATAATCTGCCCATGGACTGATTCCCTCAATTTGAAATGAGCCACTTTTTGGCTCCTCTGTGGGCATATCTCCTGTGTAGTGATACGTTCGGCTTATTTCCCATATTATTTCGCGCTCCTCAGGTGTGATGTACTGCATGTCATGGTACCTTCGCTTGCTTAGGTAATTGTCATACAGAACCACCATGCCACCAACGCCCCTGGTTTCAATGATTGCCTCGCTCTGACCCTTCAATGTAGCTATTTTGGTATTGCCTGCCACATCAAAACATCTGTACAGTATATGAAATCCAGCGTTCTTTGTTTTGACAATGGTCACTTTTGACATGAAATCCTCAATATTGTCCTCCAGGAATTGCAAGAATTCAGCCCACCATTCCTTTTGCTCCTTTAATCCAACAATCACCTTAAGGTCCACATCAATGCACTCCACATCATTGTAGCCACATATCAACCCATATAATGGGCTATCTAATACCTCAACCTCATCCGGTGACCTGTGCTCTTTTTGGTATTTTTTCCAGGCACCTTTTGGCCGTTTGTCCTCCTCTACCGGAATGATGCTATAGCCCTCACTTGCTAACTTTCTTAAGTACGTTTTTTTCATTGCTTTTTTCCACAAAATTAGTATTAATTCACATTTCCCTCAATTCAGTGTGTAAATTTACACACTTTTTACACACCGTTACACACTCATTTACACACTCAAAGTATCAGTATTTGCTGGGCTTAAGAGCCAAAAGTGTGTAATTACACAGTGTGTAACGCGAAAAAACAGTTTTTTCAAAAATGAATTGATTTTTTTCTACTGCATATAGGTGTGTGTAGTGTGTAATTACACACTCGTTACACACTCCAAAACCTCCTTGAATTGACAAATATCAACGTCCTCAATGCTGTCATATACATCACGCTCCATTGGAATGTTTACGTACATTATAGCTGTGCCATTCACATAGTCAATCTTGCGTAATCCAAATACGCTCTTACCATCCAGCATGGCCATATAATCAGCCCGGATATGCTTGATGTATTCGAAGTAAATGGTATCATTCATGTGCTCAAACATCCTGGCCATCTTAATTCCATATATTACTGTCGCATGGTCCTTGCCAAACAACCTACCAACCTGTTCCAATGTTAACCACTTGCGTAATTCTTTGTACATGTAAAAGCGCTGGTATACCAATTCCCGGTTTCGCTTAGATGTTTTCAGCCCATACATCTCAATGAGCTTTACTAATTCATTCATTTTGTGTATCATATCTCCTCAATTTTAACAATTAAACCTGGCCACATGGGAAACTTTTCCCTGGCATGCTGGCTGTCATAGGCAAAGATGGCCATGTATCCCAGCTGCCACTCACTTGGGCCCTTAAATTTGTACGTTATTCTCCACTGCTTCATGACCTGTTGGCAAAATAATGAACAATAAAACCAATGGCAGGTATCACAATAAACACAGGCCAGCCAATCCATACCAGCATACCCCACCAAATCAATGCACAGGCCACAGCCAATGCCATCCAAATAATTACATAATGTTTCATTCCAATTCTTTTAGGACCTCATCCATGGCCACCAATGTATGGCACAATTTCCTGGTCAATTCCAATATTATTACCTTATCCACATGCAGATGTTCTCTATGCTCTCGAGCTAATTCATCCACCCAATCGCATACCTCCATGAAATGCTCTTCATAACTTGCCATATTGCTCTATTTTAATTTGACATATTCTCATGTAGTGATCCAGGTTAAACGAACCCCCCCTATCAAAGCTCACTGATTGGTCCCTCCACCACTTTACACGCATAACCAATGGAATGGCCATGTGTCTTGGCTCAATCCTCTTCTTCTTGTTCTTCCCAATAGTACCCATTACCGTTACAATTTTCACATTCAACATCTTTAACACATCCACCACAACATGTGGATGCCGGCCTGCTGCAGGCTCCAATGATCTCAACCCAGCCTTTGCCTCTGCAATCCTCACATTTCACCTCTACCGCATACATAGCTCTTCAATGTTTTTCATTATCAAACCATAGGACCTGATGGTCACCTTGATATTAGATTCAGCGGATGCAATCTCCTGCTCAATCCGTTTCCTGTCCTCCACAGTGATGGCTCGCTCATAATATTGCTGCAAATTTTCCAGCGTATCCTGGTGCCTCATCACCAGCTGCCACATATCAGACGCTGCTGCCTGTAGCTTTTGAATCAATTGCACTGTATTCATAGGTAGGTTTCAATTAATCCGACCAAAATGCTCATCACTATTCCTGTCAATAGTGCTTTCCCCAATAGTTTTGTGTGCTCTGACATCTCAATTAATTTTAAAGTAGTTATCTGTTTTCAAGTAATTCTGCCAATCCGCAAATGTAAAATTATCCGCATCATCGTATTCAGGCATACTCATCTCTAATGTTTGATATTCTGTGCCATCCTCCATAATAATGATAAAAGACATTTGGCTTTGCAAAGGAATAATCAATTCAATTTTGTTTGTTTTCATACTGCTGTTTTTTAAATTAGACATGCACAATGATACTCATAATTTACATAACTGCAAAATTTTATTCTTTTTTTTCCACAAAATTAGACATTCATTAGACAAAAAAACCGGACCACAAAGGCCCGGTTAAGCAGTAAGAAAAAAACTAATTGAGGAAATTAGCGCCTTTTAAACAGTGCTTTAAACAGCCTGCCCAATATTCCGGATGCATCATTGACGGTAACATTCAGACCGCTCTCTGACCGCTGTAACAATACATCCAATTTTTCTGAATCAATTTCTATGGTGGTTTTACCATCCTTTCTGATCACGTTTACATCCACCTTTTTCCCATCAATGTGGAATTCAATATCCTTTTTTGGTTTACTCATGGCTCGAATTCTTTAAGTAGGCAATAGCTAACCACACGCTGATGGCTCTTAAACCATCCCATTAGCTGCCTGTATTTTTCAGGATTGTTTGGCACCTGGCATCCCGCACTCCAGGCATTGATATCATGTTTAATGGTTTGTGTATTGATATCATGTGAATTCAGATGGAAATTGATACCATACCATCCAGGTATTCCTGGACCAATCTCCTCTGATTTGTTATCCTTGTCTCCATCTCTATGAACAATCACAGGCGCACCTCGCTGCAATAGCCCGGCTATCTTATTCCTGTGCATGCCATAATGCCACACATCATAGTACCACCTGTTGCTGTCAAGGATTGCAGCCCCATGCTTGTTGAATGATTCATAGTGCTTCAATATGGTCACCCCTGGATTGGTGGTACCGGACATAACCATGACAAACTTGTCTTTATCAAACACATAGAATTTATCATCAAATTTATTTGGAATGTCCTCATTAGAACGCACGCCCAGAATCCACCTTCCTTCAGGCAAGCCCTTAAATGTATTCAATTGTGCTACCCTATCCAGGAGCTGCTTATCAGTGTACGGCCTTACCATTCGTATCTGCTTTAATTACCTTGTAAATATAGCGATATTTTGGCTTGATATGCTCAAGGCTGTCTACCTTTTGATTGATGCTATCCACGGCATGTTGATTCTGTGCCTTGAGATTCTCTAAATACCGCTCAGCTTGAATGGTTACCTGGTCTTTTGGTGCATCTGCCTGCTGCTGTTTTGGCACAGGTGCAAAGATTAATGCAATAGCTCCAATGATTGACGTAATGATTAGGGCTTTATTTTCCATTTAAGCGCGTATTAAGTTGTTCCTGGAATACTATTTCCTGTAGCAGTTGTTTATCACGTACTCGCTCCTGATCACATTCATTTACCTGCTTTTTTAAGGATGTGATTTCACTATCCTTAGATGTAATTAATACCCTTCCCAGGTATATCAATCCAATTAGCAACACAAAAAACAGATAGGTAAATGGTGACCTGATGAATGTTTGAAAAGATAGCCTGAAAATTTGCTCCTGTGCCATGTACGTACTTATACGTATTTATGCAAATGTGTTTTAATTTGTCAGATTCTGACCAAACAAATTGATATCAGTATAGCTCACCCCATCAATAGTACATGTTAGGTCAAATAGGATGATGCCCTGATCAGTATATACCCATAGCTGGCTGTCACTTAGTACCCTGTACTTAGCTCCATCAACCTCGTTTAAATTATAGGTCATTTCGTTGAATGAAAACCCGCCTGATATTTTTGTAATGTTATACATATCTTTTTGCAAATGCATATTGGACCGCTGATGTGCTTGCCGTACTTGAAGGTTGAAGCGCGAATATTAAATAATAAGTTTGTGTTTCGTCAAACGTTAACACCGTATTTGTACCTGTATTTATAAAATCAGTGTTTCCCACAGCGCCCGCGTTTACGCTTGTTAAAGTATTTGTAGTTGGATTGATAAATAACGACCTTCGAGCCTGTGAGAACCAGTTAGTGTTTGTTAAAGTTGAAAATGCCCCTAACAAAGTTGCCCCTGTCAATGAATCTGATGTATTAATATACATTTGAAATCCAATAGTTCCTGTTGTAACTGCTACCCTTATGGCTCTCGCCTCAATCTCCAGCAGGCTCAATGCACTAATTGTATTGGCTGGTATTGTGATTGTGGCGCTCTTTGTAAATGCTGTGGTACCTGTAACATTGGTACCGGTCACAATTCCCAATGATGGATTTCCATTGATGGCTATATCACCGCTGCCCAATAAGGATGTGCTATTGATTGTTTTGATATTTGTGCCTGATACTAGGGCAGCTTGCTTGCCATTCCAGGTGGTTTTTTCTGCATCAGTTACAAACCTATGACTGCTGTCCTCAGTTACCTTTGTAGCAGCCACATCAGTTACCTTGACATCTGTCACAGCTCCGTTATCAATGGTCCATATGCTACCGGAACCGCTAACAGTGATATCACCTTTGTCACCATCCGGCACACCGCTGCCTGATACCACTAAATTACCCGAACCTAATACAGATGATCCGTTGATGGTCTTTATATTGGTGCCTGATACCAGGGCATCTTGTTTGCCTAATATCTGGCTCTTAAGGTAATCAAAGATATTAAACATTAATATATCTTATTGAGGATAAATATATCACTGTATATGCTATTCAATCCACTATTGCTGCTGAATTGAGCTGTAATATTCAATGTATTTTGAATAGTTGTATCAAAGGTGGTGCTATCTACAGTATTCCAGGCAAAGCCCTCCTGCGTTCCGCCTGCTGCCTTTAATACATGCAGCTGTGCAACAGTGACAATTGATGCCACCCCTGCTGCTCCAATGGACCTCACAGTAAAATGTGCAGTCATGTACCATACCTGATTGGTGATTCCTGGCATTGTCAATGTGCCCGAATCTGCCAACACAACAGAGCCACTTTTCAACCTAATTCTGATGGTATCATTGTTCTTGGCGCTCATCATTCCACCCATTTGTACTTGAAATGAATCACCCACAGCGAAGCCATTGGCTGGCACGCTCAGAGATCCAACACCTCCATCAATCAAAGTACCCTCAGCTGTGGTGGATGTCAATGTTGGGCTATTGGCTGTCTGAGCAAATAGGCCCTTGTTCGCTGTGCTTATTATGTTTATGGTAGTTACTGCCATTATAATGTAATGTTTATGGTATTATTCTCTGTTGTGGACATGCTGAACGTATCCTCCAGCACTCCATTAACGTATAGCTGGTATGTTGTGTACATGTCACCACATGCTTCAGGTGCTGCAGGACCATTCTCAAAATCATAATTATCATATGGAATATCACACCAATTCAATTCATTATACACATCAAAATTAACCGACATGGTCCAGCCTGCCACCATATCCTGCCCCTCATTAATGAATGGCTCAATGGTTATATCATCAGTGATATCCACAAATTCCGTCCACCTGTACTGTCTGAATGTGGTATTCAAATCATTCACTATGCTCAAGCAGTCAGAATGTACCTCATTTATCTGCCTATATTCTGAATGATTGTACTTGTCACAGATAGTAATTGTAGCACTCATCTGCACGCTTGTTTCATTGACATTACCAGGTGCCAATGTGACCACCATCAATGGATATTGAGCAGCATCTCGGCTGATGGCATCAAGGAAATCACCCTGGAAAAATTCATTTATTTGCCGGTGTGCGCTTGCTATCTCGCTGAGCTCGCGCATTACCTGGTTTAATGTCCTTAGCATTTAGGTATTGCTTTAATTTGTCAATCTGTTTCTGTGATATCTTGAATTTCATACTATCCAGCCTGTTGGTGTGTACCCTGTTCTGTCCTTTCTAACTGCCTCATGTTCACATGGGCTTTGTACATACTCTGGGAACATCACACCACCATCATCCTTAAGGTATCCAATCAATCTCTCCTTGTAAAAATATGCATCCTTTCTGAGCTGGTCACGCATCACCTTACTTTGGCTGTCATCATTCGCTGTCATTGTCTCATCAGACTGCCTACCTACGCTCTTATTGGTGAGCTTTTCATTGAGCAATGTGGCACTCCTGTAATCAACGAACGCCACCAGGCATGGAATTACATATTCATTCATCAATGTCACATAATCCGGATTGGTCCAATCATTATTTTGCACCCTAAGCAGCAGCGCCTTGTATAAAGGTGTACCTGTTGCTGGCTGGATGTGCATATCCTGTGACCGCTTGATAATGACAGTTAGCAGTTTTGTGTCAGTATTGGGATGTATCAACCCCAGCTTGCGGATGTTTTCCGCTGAAATTAAGTAGTTCATTGTTTACGTTTTACGAGATTCTGCATCCAAATGTGACGGCACCAAGGTGTAGTTTTACCTGTGTCCGGATTGGTATAGTATCCACCTCTGTATCTCCAAACATCTCTGCCTTCCTGTGAGCTTATCATTGAGAGCTCATCCCTGGAATATAGCCTATCCAATCTAAGCAATGCCAGGCAGAAATTCCTTGATTTGGTTTTTACAGGTGGTACATCCTTTCTCGTTTCATAGCTGTAGCGTATCTCATACTGTGGCTGCTCTGCTCCTGGTATTTTATTCACCACCTGCCCACCTGTTGGTGTTACTGTTCCAGTTGTTCTCACACCTTCAGCATCAATAGATGGCTTTTCATACAGGCCCAAGATCACCAATTTTTCAATCACTTGGACAATCACCTGCAAGGGCTCACCTGTTGCCTTGGCAATTGATCCCGCCTCCTCATCATCCTCCTGTAACAAGGTCAATACAGCCTTCTCAAGGTCAGTGAGCTGTACCATTATCTGACCAATCTCATCAAATAGCTGCTGTTCTCTGCTGAATACCTCCTCAGATGGTGTATCCCATTCAACAGGCACGCTCTTAATTATCTCAAATTGATCCTTTAGCTCGCCATGTTTTTCAAATAGCTCAATGCTTTGGTCCGAAAACAGCTGTTTGTGGTTACAAAAGCCCATACCTGCGCTATCCAATCCCACTATCTCGCGAGCTTGTGCCTCTGCAATGGTAGGGAATGATGCCAATAGTACCTGTAGCGCTGCCTCAGGTGTTAACACACCCTCCTTAATGGCTGCCACTACATCAATAATTGACGCAATCTGTGCACCATTCAATGCTGTTTTTGCCACATCAATCTCTCCAGCTGCCAATGGATCAGCTGCCACATCAGATACAGGTGCTGCTGCATCCACTTGTGGTACAGTTCCTATAGGTGTAACATCAACTAGCTTGAGTATAGCAGATGATCCACTCAATTGGGCCATGTAGTTAATCAGCCACTCAATCTGCTTTTGTCTTGAGCTCACATATGTGACCTTAAATATCTCAAACAAATCAGCACTTTCCGCTGCATTGAATGAGCCTTGCTGGATGATACCAAACAAGGTAGGTGCTGTGATGCTATGAGCTACCAGGATATTTTGCTGCACAGCTCTCTCTGTCATCTCATAGCGCTTATCAAGGTCATTGCCTGACAGCTGCATTACAGATGGTGCATCATCCTTTGTTTGACTAAATGTGATTATGATTTCACCAGCTGATTCAATGGATTGTACAGGCCCCTTAATCTGCTCCTTAATTTTGCGCTCCTCCTCAGCTGTCTCCGGAAAACCTCCAGGCAGATTAATCAATGTACCTGCTTTGAATCCATTGGAAATTTCAAACATATGGAACCTTGATATATCGCAATCAGTTTGGATGGCTGTGATTCCACCAACATATGGTGGTTTTGGATATATTCCTTTCTCACCCTTAGCCTGCTTGCTTGGCTCCTTGTAATATATAAAGAATGCACCATGCGGATTGTTCTCATCCAATGCTGGATATGTGCGGAAATTTGTGTCCTCAGGTGTTTGTCTCCTGGCATTCCAATCATCTGATACATACAGTGTGCGCTCATCCTCAGATAGCCTGCATGCATCAACATCAAGGTGCTCCCATGCCACCACCCTGGTGCCTTCTCTGTTCCAGGTACCCTTAACACACATAGCACCAAACAGCTCAAAATCAAAGGTCATTCTTTGAGCTATCTCATTCATGTCAAAATCCCTATACTCATTGTTTAGGAATGGCTGTGCATCTCCACTCACCACCTCAAGGCCACCGCCAGCGATATAGTAGCTCTTGTTTTTCAAGATACCCTGGTGCCAGGCTGATCCATGCAGGAGATCTATGATGAAGAATGGATAATCATTTTTCTTTCCCCACTTTACAAACCCTTGGCCCTTATCAAGCTCCTCCACCGGCACAGTGAATGACTTACTAAACTGCACATTTAAAACCTTACTCATAGACAAAATTTGTCACGTTATAATCATAATAATTAGATGGGCTATCCATCTCATAAACATGGGCACGGCCCTCCTCCACCATTCCATCAGATAGCGCAGGATCCAAATTGGATGAGCTTGCCTGTTGGTATATCTTGTATGTATAGAAACCAGCATAGGGAAATGTAACATCAACCCCATCAACCAGCGTAAACTCGTCATATCTAGGAATGCCTGTACTGATGTTGGTCAATATGCAATACAATGCCTCCTGTGTTTGCTCCTCAATGAATTCAAATAGATAGTATGGGGCTGGAATCGTTGTCAATTCCGATACCGTTACTATCAACGTACTCTGATTGTTTTTTTCTATCCTTAACATCCTTTACTTTTTTAACAATTGCAGGTTCTGTTTTCTCAAAAATATCTAAGATACCCATCTGCCAATACAGCTCCTCATTGCCCTCCTCAATTATGTACCACTTGTTTAAAAAGCCACCTCTGACCTTTAATCCGATACATTCCTTTTTGATTTTCAAGTTTTTCATGGCTCTAATTTACAAAAAAGGGAGGGACATTGCCCTCCCCTCGGTAGAATTTATGAGATATATTACATTGCAGGTGACTGCTGTGATAGCAATGTGGTTATAACACCATCAGCTACATCAGGAACCTCATCATTTTCCATACCATTAAGAACAATAACATGCCCTTGACGATCTGATTTCAAAACTCCGGATGTATATTCATTGGCATCTGCCACCTGTAGGCCTTCATTCAACCCCAATGCAACCCATGTGCCATTGGCTTTTTCCACCAAACAGCAAACCTCATTCTGAGCAAGCAAGTGTATCTCTGACCTTAGCTCCTTAGTATCGGATGCCAGGATCATTGAGAGGCTTTGCTCATACCAAAGTGTACCATTCTCTTTGTTCACTTTGATTGGTGCTGTAAAGCTGGATAGGTTACTCTTTAACTTGTAAAGAAATACCTCACCGGTTACAGTTAGGGATGTGATCTCATTCGCTGCGATGGTTACAGGTGTTTGGATATTCCCCACAGGGAATAATAACACGCTTAGTATCCCACCTTTACCATTGGTACATGTTCTGTCATTGTACCCTGTTGTCATATTACATGCCATCTCTCTATCTTTTAGTTTAGTTTAACAATTAGTTAGGAGATCCTGTACCATTCCATACTCCGATTTCATCTAAGAAAGGAACCTGTACCCCTGCACGGAATTTAGAACGAATGTAGATTACATCATCATCAAATGAATACCACAAATCATATGATTCGAAATCAGATGAAAGGTCAGTTCCAAAGAAGAAATGAGATGAACGACCTGTGTAGATGTTATCTAAGCCATTCAATCCGTTCACTTTTACCACTCGCATGTTAGTACCTGGTACCAAACACTCAGTCATTGACGCAATTGTCTCAGGGCTGTAATGGTAGAAATTTTGATCAACTAAATTCTTCAATAAGTAGTTGAAGTTTTCACGGCCTGTGAAACATACTAAATCAGTTTGCTCAGCTACCTGTGCAGGTGTGTTGATGAAACACTCATAGAATACATCAAATGCATTGGATGAGTTAATTGCTGCAGTTGAGGATGTATTCAAATCAACAGCTCCATTGGCAGTTGTAAGGAATTGACGGAATCCATTCATCCATTGCAAGTTGCCTGTACCTGTAGCGACATTACCCTGCCAAATTAATTTGTCCAATTCGCGAGCATGCAACCTCAATAAATAGTCAGTCAATTGTGCTTCGAAAGGTAGCTCCTTATCCTCAGCCATTGCACCTGGACGAAGAGCCAACTGTGTCCACAATCCAGCCAAATCCTTTTGGCAAAATCTCTTCATGTACCCAATAGCGTTAACTGTCAAAGGTCTATCTGAAAAGATAGTATCTCCATCAGGGCTCATTGAACAATTGGCTTCCTGGTAGATGATTGAATCATCCAACAGCTTAAGGTCCTCAGTTCCTTTGATACCTTCCTGAATGGTGATATACTGTAATGTTTCGGCTTCAGTTACTGAACGCACAATTAGGTCCTCACGCGAATCATCAACGTATGGGCTAAGTTCAGACACATCATAGTCAAACTTAGATTTGATAAACTTTTTTAAGCTCATTTTTTCATATTATTTAAAAGAAACATTTGCCGGCTGGTCATACCTGCATTACTTTTCTTGGCAAATTTCTCCGCCTCTTTGACCTCATTTGATGGTGCGTTTTTGTAGGCTGCGAATTCAGCTTTCAAATCAGCAAGCTCATTGCTAAGTTCATCATTTTGCTTAGCGATGGCCTCAACAATTCCTGACATAGACTTGAATGCCTTGCCAAAAGTTGAAACCTCACCCTCCACAATTGAACGAACCTGCTCAGCAGACATTGCATCTTCAGCTGGTGTGCCTCCGCTACCTTCACGCTCATCAATTAATTCTGCGATTCTGCCCTCTGCATCAACCACAATGGATATACCTGCCATGTCACCACCTAAGCGATGTGTGCCCTCAGGTGCAGGGATCTCTTCGCCATCAGCAACAACAAAAACAGGAATTCCTGGCGTTAAATCAACGCCTTCCCAACGGATTTCTGTACCATCCTCCAGGACTGCCTCACCAAATTGCGCAGATACTTTTCGCCCGGCAAGGATAGTCTTGAATTCAGCTAAGGAATCCATTACCTTTTTGAAATTCTCGTTCATATTACTCTAATTTGTTTACTCTTTATGTACATCTGTTCCGAATTTCACGGCATCAATCTCTGTATTTTCCTTGATTAGGGAAATCTGCTCTGCATTATTGTCGTAATGGCGCTCTATTCTCAGCCTTCTAAGCATCTGCCACTTGTCTCTGCCACCTGTAAAATACACATTCTCCTTAGGTATGCCGAGCTTTTGAGCCATCTCATATACAATAGCTCCATTGCTCTGCTGTCGCGCTGTCACAATGAATACATCATCACCCAATGAGATGTGGCGCTTTGCCAATTGCTGCCCTCTTGATGTGCTTAGGGTCTCATCAAAATCAAAAGATACCCTCATCTTGGCAAATTGCTGCCGTAGTGCATCAAGCTCTGTGGCTATCTGTGACCACATGTTTTCCTCCATGCTGGCACCTTGCTCCGTCAACATAAAGAATCCCTCAATAGAAAAGCCCTGCCACTCGCCAGCCTTGGCCTTGGCAAAAATCTCATCACTCACTTTGTAGCCTACAATCCAGGATCCATCCTTTACCTCTTTGAATCTCTCAGGTGCCGTAAGCCCTTTGCTCTCATCTATTTGGTAGCTCACTATCATGGCAACATCATCCACAACATCCTGGCTATTGTGCTCAATGTTGACATTGTTGAAATTGCCTTTCCTAGCATAGTCATAAACAATGTCTTTAATCGCTTGCTTAGTGAATACCACATAATACTCCTCATTACTGATTGGGTCATATCTATAGATAGGTGTATCTGCACTAATTGCCACCCCAATTATCACATTTTCCTCCTCTGAAAATTGGAACCTGTGAGCCTTGCTAAACATGTCGTAATTGATTTCATGTGCAGGGCTATACACCAGGCTATTGAATGTCACCTCTGTATCAGCATCATTCAAATCAATTTTTATCTCGTAAATCGGAAGGTCTTTTTTCATATACAATTTATGTACTTTTGTTCTATGGTATTTGTATATCCATATGTTCGGCATGTAAATGATTGGGATATTACACGCTCAATTGATTGGCTGATGGATGCTTTTCCTGCTGCTCAGATATGGACCATTGGGGATGCTGTCATTGGTGCTGAGAATATACCCCACAAAAAAAGATACCACGAAAGGGGCTGTGATGTCACTGATAAAATATTGACCTTTGCCAGGGAAATTGGTGGGGATGCTGTGTACATGAATGATGACTTTTTTGTCAACAGTAATTTTGACCCATATACCAACCTACGAAATGGTAAATTGAGAATCAATCCGGACCATTCACCTGTGTATCAGCAAGCATGCAAGCATACGCTTGAATTCCTTAACCATTATAATTACACCACATTCAACTTTGAATGCCACCAGCCTATGCTGTTTAATTCAATCAAGCTCATTGAGCTATTTGATGAAATCACCTGGCAGATGCATAATCACTTTTTGAAATCACTGTATCTCAATGTGAATACCTTCATATCCACGGATGCTCAAAATCTCAAAATAGGCAGGCCCGATATCCTCAAGGCCAATGAGCTGCTCTCTAAATATGGCTGTTTCTCAATCAGTGATGATTTCAAACAGGGCAGCTGTGTTGATTTCCTTAATAGGTGCTGAGCTTTTCCTGAGCTGCCACCTTATTCTGCACCCCTGTGATGTCACTCTCCAATACAACCACTTTGGAAATTGGTATTTTTCCACCACTTTCTCCACTCATCAGCTCATCAATATTGGTGCCTTGTGTATTCTGACTCACAGTAAATGAGCTGGCAGATGCTCCTGCCATACCTGCACCTCCTCCCTCTGATATGTTCGGCATAGTTGGCGCACTACCTGCTTTGTATTTCTGTGCTGCAATGGCTGCAATCTGTGCTGTACCTATGGCTGCTGCAGATGCAATACCAATGATACCCAATGCTGATGGTGGTGGACCAAACTGCTCAATGGCTTTGACTATTGCCATGGCTGTACCTGTGATGGCGCTGGCTATCTTGAACGCTTTGTCACGCTCAAACTGCTGCTTTTTAATTTTCTCCTCTCGCTCATACATTGCCAGCTGGATCTTGTATGTATCCTTGGCATACTTGTTCTCAATGGCTTTCTTTTGCTCAGCAGTTAGATTCTCATTGGCAAGCTCTGCAGCTTTCTTCTCATCAAGGTCTTTGATGCGCTGCTCATCTGCTGTACGCTGTGATTCCAGCCTGGCATTCTGATACTCATTGATACTGGTGTTAATTTCACCCATGGTATCCAAAAACTGCTGGATCATCTCCAATGTCGCAGTGATACCTGCCAGCTCCTTTTCTCTGAGCTCGCGCGCCTTGTTTTCCTGAATCTGTTTTTCTTTCTCAGCTGTGTCCTCAGCCAATCGCAGAATAGAATTCCTATACTGCTCCTCCGTGATATACCCAGCCTTATATGCGCTGCTCAATTGGATATCCTTTTCCTTGGATGACCTCCTCAAATCAGCAAGCTCCTGATCATATTTATCTCTGACCATGGCTTGATATTTCTCATTCCTGTCCTCTTGAATTTCGGTGCTCTTGGCAGTGTAATCCTTTTCCATTTTGGTTACCTCTGCACGGAATTGCTCCTCAGTAATGGCACCAGCCTTGAGCATTTCATTTAGCTTGACCAATTTCTCTCGCTGTGTTTTTGAGAATTCAGCCAGCTCTTTATCGAATTCGTCACCCTGTGATGCTGTGAATTCCTGGCTGAGCTTGATTTTCAAATCATTGTATTTGGTATCAATTCCCTCCAGGTCCTTGTTCAGCAGCGCCTGCTTGCTGGTTAATACCTTGCGCTCCTCCTCACTCAAGTTATTAATTGAATTCATCCTCAGAGCTGCAATATTCTCCTCATACTGCGCCTTGCTGATTTTACCCTTGGCATATTTTTCCTCCTCAGCTTTGAGCTCATCCTCAATTGATTTCTCCAGGAACGTATTCTTATACTCCTCAAATGCTCTGATGGCTTGCTCCCTTTCTTTCTCTTGGCCGTCCTCTTTTAATGCCAGCACATTATCCTGGTATTCCTTTTCCAATGCCAACAGCTCAGCACGCTCCTGTTTTTCAATTTCCAGGATGGCCCTGCGCTTATCCTCTGCTGCCTGCTTGCTTGCCTCTGCCGCTTGCTTTGCCGCCTCAGCTCGCTCCTTAGCTGCCTCCTTGGCTGCCTGTGCCTGTTCTGCATCCATTATAATTAGGTCCTCCTTGCTTTTTTTCAAATCGGCATTATTTTTCCAATTCTGCTTTTTTAGATCCTGGAATTGCTTAGTCAATTTCTTGTACCTGTCGCTATCAGCTGCACCCATTTCTTTCAACATCTGCAGCTCCTTGTACATATTCTGCATGCGCTCCTTAGTATTGTCGCGGATTGCCTTTGTGGTTTTCATTAATGCCACAATTTTTCTGCGCTCCAGGTCCTCAGTACTTTTTCCATTGGCCTGTGCTAGCCTTATCTCAAAATCAAAAGCAGCCTGCTGCCTTGCTTGCTTACCCTTAATTGCATTGGCTTCCTTTCTCAGCTCCTTATCGCGCTCTTTTGTTCTCTTCTCAGCATTGGCTTTGGTTTTCCTTGTCTGCTCATCATCAATTATACCCAATGCCTCCATTGCTTTCATTGTTGCCATAATCACCAACAGGATTGGACCAAATGCAATCATGACAGATGCAGCCACTACCTTCATCACAGGCCCTAACTTGTTAAATCCATCATAAACGCTGAACAATGCAGCACTTACCTTATCCCAATTGGCTGCCAATAGGCCCACACCTACCAATATGGCACCTATTCCTGTGGCAATTAGTGCTACCCTTAGCGCTTTTGTGGCCAATGTTGCCGTAGTTGTAGCTGCTGCATTGGTGGTATTGGCTGCAGCCAGCCCTGTAGTTGCTGCTGCTTGCCCTCCTTTGGTACCTGTCTCCGCAACACCCACCGCAATCTGCTCACCTGTGGCCAATACCTCACCCTCCTTAGCTGCAGTTAACGCTCCTGTGGCTGCTGTTGCACCTACATCTGCTGCTGTACTTGCTCCTGTTGCTGCTGTCTCCGCGCCTTCCGCTGCTGTCAGCTCACCCTCTGCCACCACCAATGCCTCAGTAGCAGCAAATTGGCCGGTCAATACAAAGTTTCGTATCTTATCTGAAGCATTCGCCAATGTGGTGACAATCAACCCCTGGCGCTGTAGTGCAATGCTCACCTGCTGGATGGATGTTAGTACAGTGACAGCCAGCTGCATTTTTTGCATGGCCTTAGTCATGGTTTCACTCTCCACACCTGCCAATTTCATGGATGCCTCAAACCCCTGCATTCCGGCCATGGCTGTATTCCCCACGGATAGTGCAGTATTCAAACGCATACCTCCCTGCATCATGGCATCAATCTGCATGTCAACACCCTGCAGCTGCTTTTTATACTGCACTAACTGCTGTGCGCTGTCACGGAATTCCTTGGTATTTTGTTTACCCTGGGCTTGCAACGCATACATCCTATCCTCCAGCTTACCAATGGACCCGCTTAGGTCATTGGTGGATATCATCTGTGTCTCCACAGCCATATCCGCATCCAGCAAGGTGGTTTTATACCT